TGAGGGAATAATGTATATAAAAAATGGAGAACTACAAATAGAAGAGGGCACACAGGCAACCCCATACAAACCATACCAAGAACAAAAAGTAGATTTTCCATTAAGTGAAGGACAAAAATTATACGAAGGCTCTTATTTAGCAAGTGATGGAATACATCATAAGAGGAAACAGATTATCCTTACAGGCAATGAAGATTGGGTATTAACATCTACTGGTAATCAAGTCTTAACAAAAAGATTTAGTGTCAGAATAAGTCCTCCCATGAAGATGAATAGTCAAGAAAATGCTTTATGTACGCACTTTGCTAATGTCAATAATGCTGCAGAAGACATAGAAAGTATTTATTGTGCAGCTTTAGATGGCATTACTTATATTGCTTTAAGGCTTAATGTTAATAAAGCAACAACATTAGAGCAATTTAAAGCTTATTTATCTGGACAATACTCAAACGGCACACCTGTCACAGTAGAATACGAACCAGCAACAGAAGAAATAGTACCTTACACTACAGCACAACAAGAGGCTTATAATCAATTGCAAAAACTGAAATTATATAAAGGTCAAAATACAATGTTTAGTTTGGAAGGTAGTATCATAAATTTAAAATATCTGGAAGATACTGACGAAAAGGTTGAAAATCAAGGTAATATATATAGTAAGCCAATAATCAGATTAGAGAAAACTGTATTTAAAGAAGTAGAAATTGCAATAAATGGCATCAGATTCAAGTATAATTTTGAAGAAGATGACTATGTAGAAATAGACTGCGAAGAAATGACAGTACAGTATGAAGGACTAGATAGAAACAGGAGGCTAGTTATAGATTTCGAATTTCCAAAGCTAAAAGAGGGAAACAATGATATTGTAATGTATAGTGGAGATTGTATAATAAAATGCAAAAGAAAGGACAGATGGTTATGATTAAAATATTTAATGCAACGGATACTGATTTTAATACAGCAGGAAATATAATTATCAATCCCTTATATTGTCATGAAGTAAAGAAAAAATCTTTAAATGGCTGGTACATAGATGTAGAGATACCAATAAAATACAAAGAATATATAAAAGCTGATAAGTTATGCGTAGTCAAAACAAAATCCAAACTTAATCCACAAGCATTCAGAATAAATAAAAATATAAAATATACTACTAAAAAAATAAAATTTACAGCAGAGCATGTAATGTTTGATTCTAGAAAATATGCTTTACTTGATGTAAGACCAACAGATTTAAACGGGCTAAACGGGTTAAAATATATTAATGAAAGGACTGATAAAACCAGTCCTTTTTCTATTGTTAGTTCAGATGTAGAAAACATAAATACAGCTTATCTAGTACGCAAAAACTTATTAGAGGCTTGGGAGATTTTTGAAGAACGCTGGGGAGGCGTTTTTGATGCGGATAATTGGGATATCAGTTTTAAACAAAAGGTCGGAAATGACAATGGAGAAACTATTGCTTATGGCAAAAACATGCAAGGCTTTGAAATTTTAGAAGACTGGTCTAATGTATGTACAAAAATTTTGCCTGTTGGTCCAAATGGATTGCTTCTAAAAGAAGTATATTTAGAAAGTGAAGTACAATATGAAGTTCCTTACACGAAAATTGTAGAATTTCAAACAAAATTGGAAAGTGAAGAACAAACAGAAGCAAATCTTTTAAATGAATTAAAAAATAACGCGGAGGAATATCTTGAAGAATATTGTATCCCTCAAGTAAGTTATACTGTAGAATCTAATATAAATCAAAAATTAGAAATAGGAGATACAATAAAAGTTTTACATCCTTCTGTAAAAATATTTACAGAAGTTTTAGAGTATGAATACGATTTAATTTTAAACAAAGTGATTTCATTAACGTTTGGAAATTATAAAAGAGATGTGAAAGCAAAATTTGATAGCATAAAAAACAATATAGAAACAATAAAACAGTCAGTGTCAAATCAAGGAATAACAATAAAAGAACAAACAGATCTCATCAATTCTTTAAACAAAAAAGGGTATGTATATATAGATGAAAATGAAATTTTAATACTTGATCAATTGCCAAAAGAGAAAGCAAAAAATGTATGGCGCTTTGGTTTAGGTGGGATAGGATTCAGTTCTAACGGCTACGAGGGACCGTTCGAAACGGCGATTACTATGGATGGGAAAATAAATGCAGATTTTATAAAGGCGGGAACAATGTCGACTGCGAGAATAGAAAGTTTAGCAGATTTTATAAGTGATACAAATGAATCCATCTCAACAATACAATTACAACAAGAAAATATTACTTCAGAAGTAAGCAAAAAGGTAAATGAAACGGAATTAGGGACAAAAATAGTACAAAATTTTGAGAACGTAAAAATTGCTTGGAATAAAATAACAGAATTTATACAAATGATGATATTAAACGGAAATGCTAGTTTAGCAATATTAGATAATTCAAAAAAAATATTAATGTCGTTAGATAAAACAGGACAACACTTTTACGATAGCTCAGAAAATAAAATTGGAGACGTAGGAGTTATTAATTATAAAAATACCCCGATGATTGCTTTCAATCTGAATGTTAGTCAAAATAATAATAAGCGGAATGGCTTGGGGAATAGAAAAAAATGGAACATTCTATCCGATTTTTTATACTGTAGGAACATATTATGAAGAACAAAGCGAATATGGCGGAGAATTTGCAATTGTAGGTACATTAACAACTCCTGGCATAAATATTACAAATGGCACTATTACAACAGAAGAACTACAAATAAACTTAACAACAAAAGATGGAACTTTTTTAGGATATTTTGGGCAAAAAGGCTTTGCACTTGGAGATTTAATTGAAGGAGGATTAAATGTTGAAGGTGGATATAGCATAGACTTTAAAAACAATTCAATAATAAATGTAGATAATATGGCAACAAGTGACAATGTAAGTGCATTTAGTGCAGGAAGTGATTATTTGCACGTTGGGAAAAGAGACAATACAGGATTTAATTTGTGGGCTTCATCATCTGATATTAATTTAAAGAAAAATGTAAAAGATACAGAAGTAAATGCAATAGAGACAATAAAAAAAATAAAACACAAACAGTTTGATTGGAAAAAAGATAATAAACATCAAAAAGTAGGTTACATTGCACAAGAAATGCAAAAGATAGATGAAAATTTTGTGCACTATATAAAAACTGGGGAAAAAGAGGATTGGCAAATAAATGTATTGTCGGTTTTAGCAACTGCAACAAAAGCAATACAAGAACAACAGGAACAAATAGAACAACTAAAAAAAGAAAACAACCTTATGCAAAATTTAATCAAAAGAATAGAAAAATTAGAAAATGAGCAAAAGGGGTGAGAAAAGTTGGACAATACGGAAGTGTTAGAAAGAGTGATAAAAGTAGAACAGAGTGATAAATCTGCACATCACAGACTAGATGAACATGAACAACAAATCAATGAACTGAAGAAAACATATTCAATAATGGAAAAAATGGCTTATAGGATGGAAAATGTTGAAAAAAATGTAGAAGGAATAAAAGAAAAACTTGACAAACATGACAAAGCCATATCTGAAGAAGCAAATAAAGATGATAAAGAAAAAAGCAAAAAATGGGACAAAGTAATAGATTATTTGTTCTATTTTATTTTGGCTGCTTTATTGGCTTATATAGCCAATAAAATAGGAATAAATTAAAGGAGGAATTTTTATGGAAAAAATAAAAAAAATAGCAAAATATGCGACAAACATATTAGCAATAGTGAGTGCATTAGTAGCAGGAATTAATGCAGTAGAAGGAATAACAATACCTTACGCAATACAAATAGTACAAATTATAGCAGTTGTACAAGGAGTAATAGGTACATACTTATTAGGACAAAAAGCCATAGCTGAAAAGGAGGAAAAATAGTATGAATATAATTGAAAGGACTTACTCGTTGAATGGAGGATTAAGTAATAGAAATACAACTAATAGAATTATATTACATCATGCTGCAGTGTCAAATTGCTCAGCAGATGATGTAGATAGATGGCATAAAAACAAAGGCTGGACATGCATTGGATATCATTTCTTTGTAAGAAAAGATGGGGCTATATACAGAGGAAGAAGAGAAGAGGCTGTTGGAGCACATGCTTATGGATCTAATACAGATAGTATTGGAATTTGTGCTGAAGGCAACTTTGAAAATGAAACAATGGGAGATGTACAAAAACAAGCGTTAAAAGAATTAGTTGCATACTTAAAAAATAAATATGGTATTACTAAAGTTCAAAGGCATAGAGACGTAAATGCAACAGCTTGTCCTGGAAAGAACTATCCTTTTGAAGAAATTGCAAATGCTACTGTTAAATCTACTGAAAACAAACCTATTGAAAATAAAACAGAAGGTTATTTAGTTAAAGTGACAGCAAATGCTTTAAATATAAGAGCAGGAGCAGGTACTAATTATAATATAGTAGGTTGTATTAGAGATAAAGGAACATATACTATAATAGAAACACAAGGGAACTGGGGAAAATTAAAATCTGGTGCTGGATGGATTTGTTTAGACTATACTAATAAAGAAAATAGTGAAGTACAAAGCTCTTCAAGATATGTTTTAGGAAAGTATGTAGTAAATACTAAATCAGGATTAAATGTTAGAAGCGGAGCTGGTACTAATTATAAAATTGTAAAAACATATATTAATGGAACAAGATTTGATACGTATGAAATAAAAAATAATTGGGCAAAGACTCCAAGTGGATGGGTGTGTTTAGATTATTGCAAATTAGTTTCAAAATATTAAAAACACTCGAAAATCAAGACATACAAGTATATTAATTAAAAATATAAAGGGCTTAGAAACGATTGTCGTGAGCCGTTTTTGGGGCAAAATTTAGAAGAAAAATAGATTTTATTATCAGAACAAAATTATGCTATTTTATATTTTTTTTAATAACAATTAATCCTTTTTTAAATCTATTATTATAAAATAATTGGCTTTGTCACAAACATATAATAAAAAGAAAACTTGAAAAATAAAAATATTAACATTAAAAATTAATTTTAACATATTCTATAAATCCTTTTTCTTTAAAATTTTTTGCAAAAAAGAGACCAAAGATTTCTCTTTGATCTCTTTCTCTTCATAATTAAATATTATTACTTATTTTAAAAAAAGTAAATGTCCCTTTTTGTATGCTTTTTGTCATCTTTGTAAATTTATTAAAAATAAAATAAGAAAAAAATCTAGTTCTGGCTTAATTTCAAGGAAATTAATTTTTATACTTTACATTTTGTAAAAAAGTATGTTAAAATGTTAATGAAATAAATAATTATAAATTTTAGTCTATTTTTATTAATATTGAACATACTATTAATAAAGATGGAGGAAAGTTTATGAAAAAAATTATTATTTTATTATTAAATGAAAATGGAGATATAGAAATCATGAATAAAAATATTGAATTAGATGAAAAAACTATGAAAGATATTTTTGAAACTTACAAAAAATTAAATATTAAAGAATTAGATAAAAAGGATAATAATAACACTTCGATATTTAGATATGATTATACAAAAAAATCTTCATTGGATATAAGCAGTTTTGCAAAAGTATAGGAGATAATATGTCAAATTGGAATGAAATACTAAAAGAATTAAAAAGTCAAGATCCAGGTGTGCCATTAGATATCGTAAGAAGAAAATATATAAAGAAACTATATAAACTAACTGGAAGGAATGTAATATGTTATTATTCAGGTTTTTTATCTAATCATAATCACCCAGATACAGGAATTAATGATACAGATGTTAGCGGTTTTATGACGGCGATACATAAATTAGATAAAACAAAAGGATTGGATTTAATTTTACATACTCCAGGAGGAGAAGTAGCAGCCACCGAAGCAATAGGTAATTATTTAAAGGCTGTTTTTAAAGATGACATAAGAGTTATTGTTCCCCAAGTAGCCATGTCAGGAGGAACAATGCTTTCTTGTATAGGAAAAGAAATAATTATGGGTAAACATTCTAGTATTGGACCAGTTGACCCTCAATTTGGAGGCATACCATGTTATGGAGTTATACAAGAATTTGAAAAAGCAAAAAAAGATATAATAGAAAATCCATCAACGATACCTATCTGGCAAATGATTATCAAAAAATATCATCCTACATTTATTGGACAATGTTATAAGGCAATAGAATTGTCAAACGAGCTAATTCAAGATTGGCTAGAAAAAGGTAAGATGTTTGAAAATGTTGAAGATAAAGAAGCTAAAATAGAAAGTATCATAACTTTTCTGAACAATAATAAAGAAACTAAAATACATTCAAGGCATATTAGCAATGAAAAGGCTAAAGAAATAGGCTTGAAAATAGTTGATTTGGAAGAAAATGATAGTTTTCAAGATGCAGTCTTATCTATTCATCATTGTTATATGCATACATTTTCAAATTCAAATGCAGTTAAAATTATAGAAAATCATAATGGAATTGCAACAATAGCAAATTCAAGACAATAAAGACTAGACACATGAAGTCTTTTCTGTTATAATAAACTAAACTTTAGAATTAAAGTTTATGGGGGCAAGAGACTAACTGAGATAATGGTTAGTCTCTTTTCATTTTAATATTAATTAATAAATCAATAACTTGTGACACTTCTAAAACTTCTTTAGAATCTATTCCGTATTTATTTATTCTACGATACATTTCTTCTTTTAAGTTATCTATATCTAATTCAGAGTAAAACAAATCATCAACTTTAACCTCAAGAGCATTTGCTATCTTATACATAGTTTTAAGAGAAGGATTAAATTTTTTATTGTTCTCTAATTCAACTAAATATGTTCGAGCAATATTTGTCATTTTACTTAATTGATATATAGTCAAAGATTTTTTTAATCTAATATTTTTAATTACGAATACAAACATAAAATTACCTCTAAAAATTATTATGTCCATATTTTAATACAATTATTTTTTTATTTCTACGTGTCGCTGGTAGCGACATATTGAACTTCTGTAACCATTGCAAAAAGCCAACTTTATTTTGTCGAATTTCTCAAAATCCTTGTGAGAGTAATATTTTGTCGAACGGTTTTTCTTGACTTTGTCGAAAAATGTAAATATAATTTAACTAGATTAAGAAACGCGTTTCCATTTTAAAGAATGGAGAATTTATATGGAAAATTTAGTAGTAGAAAGAATCAAAAACAACAAAAATATTTTTACAGATGAAGAGTTGTTGCAAATAGAAGGTAATTATAGTATACTTATTAAAGTTTATATTTTAGGTCTGCTAGACAATGAAAACTTGTGATTTATTTGTATACTGTTTTGACTACGATTTGACTACGAACACAATAAAAAACATAGTCAAAATAGACAATATAGACTGTAAAATATAAAATTAAAAAACATGTAAAACATTGAAATACCAGTCAAAACTCAAAATATGCTTCTATAGCTCAGTTGGTAGAGCAACGGATTCGTAACCCGTAGGTCGGCAGTTCGATTCTGCCTAGAAGCTCCAAAATAAAAATAT